GGGCGGCGGGTTTGTTGACGCGGGTTCTCCGCGGCGCTCATGATGGTAGCTGCTGATCCAGGTTTAGGCTTTTCCTTGCCAACGGTTGATAACGCGGACGACGCCGCGGCGCTCATGGTGGTAGCTGCAAACCAGGTTTGAGGGCTTTTCCTTGCCCGATCTTTCAGCGCAAACGGTAGCTTTATTCTCGACACTCTCGTGCTCACTAGGACATTTCGCCTTGGGGGGGCGTGCTGCACCGGGGGGGGCCAGGAACAAGTCCCAGCCCAGTGTGGTTTTTGTGTCGCCAGAGGGCGACTGGGTTTTCCTTCCCGGCAGTGTTGAGATGCCAGCCCATGTCCGACCCGGACATCAGGGGTTTGAATAGTTTTCCCTCTATCTCGCCCCCGCAAAGGAGCGAAGCGCGGCCATTGCCGCACTGGAGACCTTGGTGAAGGCCGGGGCCGCGTTGAGCGCAGCCTGAGCAAGCATCGCACCAACAGGATCGTGGTGGGACACCGGGGAATCACTGATGAAGATCGTCCCAGACTGAACCTGGGGAGAGCCCTCAAGATGATACACAACCTCGACATCAAAGGTTTGGGTTCCAGAGGTGCCGCCGCCGCCGCTGAAACCGAGGATGACGCTGGTCCAGCCGTCCATGAACAAATAGGACGCGTCACCAGGATTGACGTAGACCGCTGAGGTCGTCGCTTGCATGTCAGTGCCCCAATAGCTGTCGTTCGAATACCGAAACTCAAGTCCCTGAGGACTGGTAAGCTTGGGATGAACCTCAAAGGTCTGCTCAGCAAGCTGAGCACCTTGATAACGAGCATGGTAGGGCAAGTCGACTAGCGAGGCGATGTCAACCCTGGCCGTGGTGCCAGAGCCTTCGATTGGAGCGCCCAGAGATTGCAGCCAGTAGTAGGCGTTCATACCGGCCGCACCTGGGCCGCCAGCTCCCTGTCCGCCGATGGTGTCATTGTTTGGAGTTCTCATCCGCTGATGCGGAGGGACCAAAGCGACACTGAGAACGCCGGAGGCGTTGGTCATCGACGACGTGTTGCGGATCCGAAGACCCCAACTCACGATACGGTAGTTCACAATCTTTCCAGAAAGCGCCCCCATGTTATTGAGGATGCATCCTTTGGCGTAAGTCGTGCCGTCGGGAGTGGTGAGCGTGGTTCCGTTTTGAATGGACCCGCGGAAACTGACCACGGGACACCTGACATTAGGAGTGAAAATACAATCCATGTTGCCATTGGCATCATTCTGTAAGGAAACCGTCTCACGCAACGAGAGAGTGGCGGTGGGCGCATAGAAGAGATCAGGAACGCGAGCCCCCAAAGCAGCCTCTGAAAATGGATTCAAGAGAGCCGCCCTGTAGTGATCGCGGGACCCAGTTGAAAGCGCAAGCACATTTCGCGCCTTCTTCTTCTTCTTCCCTTGAGAGTTGACCACCACCACGGTGTCCGCTCTCGTGACCCCTTTCTTGGAAACCGGGGTCGTGGTTTTTGAACGATTCTTCTTGTTCGTCATGCCTGGCGACGGCCCCAAGCAAGTCGGAGCGTGCGCTCAAGAAACGAAGAATGCGAGCTTTGGTCGCCGTGGGAGGCATCTGCTCGATCTCGGTTCTGTAGTTGAGATTTGTGGACATGGTGTTGTCATCCGAGAAGGAGGCTTCGTAGAGCATGCGCTCCCAAGTCTCCAACCAACAAACCCAACTGCCGTCGCTCGCACGCTCAAATCGGTGCGAACAAAACAAGAAGCTATCGCCGCGCTGAGGGACGACGTCTCTGACTGGCAGGCCAATCTCCCTGTACTTCTCTATCAAAGTCTCAGGATCATGCTTGCTCCATTCCAAACAATCATCCCCCATGTCCACGTAAGCAGAGCCCACGTAGACAGCGCAAAAGCCTCGACCGCTGCCATTGGCCGATGTGGTGAGAAAGTCCCCGCTCCTTTGCACTAGCAAATCATCAAAATCGATGAGATCGCCATTGTCAAGGACGTAGGGGGTCGACATCAAGGACCGCGACCACCAATTGGCAGCCTTCCGAGTGGTTTCCCGACCTTCATCATCATGCTCGAGACAGTTGACCATGAGCTCAGCATGAGCCGTAGCCAAGTCGAAGCTATAGTTTTTCTCCCATCCAGCCACATCACTGGCAATGGGCTGCAATCCGGTGCGCTCGGAAAGAGTGCGAACACCTTCGCCGATGAGAGCGGCGTGTTCAGCTGAGAAGCCAATTCCTTTCTTGCTGGGCAAATTAGGATAGCTCTCTCCTTCCTTATCGGTGAAACCCTGGAAAAAGATCCTTTCCACCAACTGATCGACAACGGATACCTGGGAGATGACCCTAGGCAACGCCTTGCGCCTGGGTAAGGCTTGGCGCTTGGCGAACACCCGAACAGGGTCACGAAGACCCTCCTCGAGCCACCTGACTCTATCGCTTAGGTACTCGCTGTAGTCGCCATCTCCGAAGTAGATGGCTTTGCAGCGTTCCCTGACCCTTTCTTTGACTTCCTCCCCTTTTTGTTCGAGGAGTTCGCCGTTTGTTGAGAAGGTTGTGCGGTAGGGGTAGCCTGGGGTTGAGGAGCGGTCAAGGCAGGCTTGAACGACTTCGTAAACTTCTTCAAATCGCTCATCGAAAGTTTCTTCGCCCATTCCATCAGAGAACCGACTCCGCCACACTGCTCCTCCTTGACGGTAAGCTCGCGTAACAGTTTCGATCGCCCTTTCCCGACCACTTCCTTGAAGTCTGACTCCGGAGTACTTGGACTTGTCGTGGTACTCGGCGAGACTTCGTTCGAGAGTTCCCTGATCGTAGGAAGCGTGGTAATAGGCTTCCTCGACTTCAGGGAAACTCTCTTCGAAGAGCTCTCTGACCTTACGGGGCCCTTTTGGGGTCCCTCTGCGCTGGGTCGAACCTGCACAGCGGCCGAGATATCGCCCGCCAAAGCGCGCTGGATCGGGCTCTTGATAGAACTCGTATCCGGCTTTGAGGTCGAAATAGCTCGCGCTTTTTCCGGCCCCGCTGGCGTCTTTACAGCGGGGCGCTGAAAACCCGAGTCCAGCATCGTTTCGACTGGACTCGGTTCAGCTTCTGGAGCGGCTTTCTCCTGAGTGGTGTGAGTGGCGGCCTCTGCTGGCTGCTCAGAAGTCTCCCCCTTGACGGGGGACGGTGTGGCGGGACTGGGGCTAGCACTCTCTTGAGTTCCTGCAACGTATCTCGCTTTAGCTGACCTCTTATCCTTAGCCTCTGAACTTTGCCTGCCATCACGGCCGCCGAACATGCGACCGCGGCTGACTCCAGAACCAGAAACCTTCGCCATCTCCTTCACAAGCTCTTCACGAAGATCATCGATGACTTCCTCTGCCAAAACAAAAGTGTTAACACTGCCTTGGCAACCGGTGTGGATACCGGCAAGGTAAATCTTCTTGCTTCTCTTGAGGAAAAGCCCGCAACCACTCCAACCCCTTTTAGTGGGCACCTTGTGTCCGCCAATCAAGGGGTTAGCGACTGGGGAGCCAACGGCACAACCGTAGGTGCTGAAAAGACCCTGTTTCTCAGAATAAGGGTCACCGACTCCAACGGCTTCTAGCACATCAGCCGAACAGATGTACGTACCACCAAGAGCCGAACAGCTTTCGACAGGCTTCAACGAAGGAAAACCTATCGGCACGGCTTTCGACAACAATGCCTGACTCACCTCGAAGACACACCAATCAGTGTCCTCCGGGTTCCTGTAGTCGGTCTTAACACGGGGATTCGGAAGAACAACGAATCGCTGCGCTATGGAGCCATGCGTTCCAGCACTAGAAAAGTGCGTACTAATATCGCCCACGTGTGCTGCGGTCACAATATATTCCCTAGTCAAACCCTCGACTGTCACGACCCTCACAAGAGTACCCATCCCGATGTAAGTGTACTCGTCTTCTCTCTTAGAATAAAGAGTCACCGAGTGACGAACATAAGGATTCCCTGTGTCTCTCACAAATTCACTTTTTCCACCGACTTCCGCCATCTCCTTCCTATTGGCCACCTCATTGTTGATCACAGAGATGACGCGACCGTTGGCCACAACCTCGATCTCACCAGAACTCGTAAATCTAGCGTATAGCTGAGTTTCCAAGCCCCGGACTCGAATGGGTTTTCTCCAAAAGAAAACGAAGTTGAAAGCGTAGTAGGGGAACTCCATAAACAAAATCCAGGAATTTCGCCACTGATACTTAAACTGACCGTACGAGCGATGGGCTAAAATGAAAAGCCAACACATCGCGTAGTAAAGAAACGACAAAATGACAAGCGTCAATGCAACAGACAAAACGCCAAGAATAACGTTCCGTTCATTCCAAACCTTGACGGGGACCTCACAAACGAGGACCCACAGCGTTGAATAAATAACCTTGGGGACCTCAAAAATGAGGCCAAGAAAACTTCTCCACAGGAACTCACACACCACCAAAAACGTAGCGGAGTTAACCTTCGAACTGGCCCAAACAAGGGCATCAAACATCAAACCGGCGGGAGAGCTGCCCCCTGCAATCAATTGGGGGAAGCTGCACTCCGCAGGCTGAATCAAGGACAACAGACACAAAACAACAAGCAAAGTGTAGTCCTCTCTCAAAATCCCGAGAAGCCAACGATGCTCAAAATCATTCTTCCTGACTTTCTGAATGGCAATCTGGTTCTCGACGTCGTGTCGAATTCGACGCGAAACCATGCCTTCATAAACCTTGCCGTCGTACTCTACCCTGCTGTAGACTTTCTTCGGCAGAACTCGCTGCAAAAATTGAGCTCTGGAAAGGGTTTCTTCCTCAAGGGGCTCAACCAGCCCCGAGGCGCCCCATGGGACGACTTTGCCCGCCTTACCCGGGCTTCTTCCCCTCTTTGGCCGGCTTTCGCCGGCGTCCGACCGCGGGGAATCACGGTCGAACTGGCCCCCTAATAAGCGCGCCAGCGGCGCCGCTACTCGGGGGGGGCTCCCCTTTCGCGTCAGACGTTTCCCG